TAATGCAAAAATCAATCTCTACACAAAAGGCGCAAGCGAAGCAACGGCGGTAATGTCGCAGCTAAATAGCATCGCTAATGCCTCTGGATCATCAATTGGTGCGGTGTCTGAGCTATACACGCGCATGGCTTCATCATTGCAATCAATGGGCGCCACACAAGGGCAGATACTACAACTAACTGACACAATAAATAAGCTAGGAATCGTATCTGGCGCATCACCAGAGGCCATGTCTAATGCCATGATGCAACTGTCTCAATCGATGGCTGGCGGAATCGTTAGGGCCGAAGAATTCAATTCAATCATGGAAAATACACCAATGATCGCGCAAGAGGTTGCAAAATCAATGGGTATTTCAATGGGCGAATTAAGGTCGAGAATGCTTGCTGGTAAATTATCAGCGCAAGACTTTGCCAATGCGCTGTTGTCTGGAAGCTCACGCGCAGAAGAGATGGCAGCAAAAATGCCGCGCACTGTTGGTCAGGCGACACAAGCACTATCAAACAACTTTGCTCAGCTTGTAAATTCAGTCAATAACGCCACTAGTTCAACATCAGTTATATCATCTGCAATCGACGATGTTGCGGCATCATTCCTTGATTTATCATCTGCATTTGCATCAGGTCAAATTGGCGCATACGCAGAATCATTCTCTGTGCAATGGAAGGCGGCAGGCTCTGATGTGTCTGGAGTCATGGATTCGATAGTAAATATTTTCGATGCAGGGCTTAAAGCGGTTGATGCTGACGGTAGGGATTCAGCGCAATTCCTATCAGATGCATTCTGGCAGTTTCCGGCAAACGTTAAAGCTGCAATTCAGATAATTGTCGTAGAATTGGCATCGCTTGTCGATAAAGCTGCAGTTTATGGCGAGCAGATCGCACTCTATCTTGACCCGCGAAACTGGGGTGATGGCGCACAGATTGACAGCTATGTAGAGCAGAAGATCGCAGGAATAAACAAAGCAAGAGACGCCACAATTGATGGGTTCATGGCAGAAAGAACAGCATCAATAACCGCATCAAATGAAATGAAAAAACAAGCGGATGAGGTTAGAGCCGCTTACGATAAGACAGCACAAGCAAATAAAATAGCGTTGTCATCATCACCAATAACTGGCGGAAAAACAGCAACCGCAGCGGCCGCATCTGCAACGGCAGCCAAAAAAGCAGAAGCACTAGAAAACAAAAAAATAACCGCATCACAGTATGTCGATGAGCTAAAAATGCTTGCTGATACTCAGTCATCAAAAACGCAATCAATAAAAAAATGGGAAGATGACAACCTAAATAAATTAAAGCTATACAGAAAGCAAGGGTTGATAACTGAGTCTGATTATTCTTTCGGTGTTGAGGCCATAAAGAAAGAGTCAAATTCGAGGATGAAGGCGCTTGATGATGAAAGATGGAATGCATACCTAGATAAATCAAAAGGTGCTTTAACTCAGCTTTTCGCAGATCAGAAGGCCGCCCAGGCACTCATTGGCGCAAAGGGCGACATTGTAAGATCAAACATAAAGTCAGATATAAAATCAGCCACCTTTGAAGGCTTGCCAACTATTGACGGCGGCGCTCAATCTAACGAGCAAAACCAGATCGCGCAATTGCAGGCGCAAACAACTGCAATGAATGACGCTTACAACCAGAGAATTGCACAGTACAAATCATATCGCGCACTTGAGCTTGAAAATGCAACATATTACGACTCGCAAATCCAAGCGTTAGAGGACAAGAAGAAGGCAAACAACGCAGCAGCACAATCAGCAATGCTTAACTTGCAGTTGTCAGCAGGTGAAAGCATGGCGGCAAGCGCGGCTGATAGCTTTAAATCCGTTCTTGGTGAGCAGTCAGCTGCCTATCAAACCATGTTTGCTGTGCAGAAGGCATTCAGCATTGCGCAGTCAATGATCGCCATTCAGACAGGTATCGCTCAGGCCGCAGCATTGCCATTCCCAGCAAACCTTGGTGCAATGGCAACAGTTGCTGCTGCAACGGCCAATATCGTGTCAAGCATCATGTCTATCGCATCACCTAGTTTTGATGGCGGTGGTTACACTGGCAGCGGATCTCGCTCTGGCGGGCTGGACGGAAAGGGCGGATTCTGGGCTATGATGCACCCACAGGAGACGGTTATCGATCATACAAAATCCAATGGATCGGTAAGCTCGGGATCATCAAGTGGCGGAAATGTCACCGTTAACGTCTCGCTAAATGAAACAAGCGACACAAGCCAGCAAGGAACTACGCAGCAATCAACCAATGACGACGGGTCTGTGCAGATAAATGTTTTTGTTGCAGATATCAGGTCAGAAGGAAGCATGGCTCAAGTGCTAGAAAGAACATATGGCCTATCAAGAGTGGGGGCATAAAATGGCATTAGCATCATGGCCTGAACAACTACCACTGCCGGAGCAATCCGGCTATGCGATTCAACATGTTAGCCCATTACAGCGGACAGAGATGGTGTCTGGTCGCGCAAGGCAGAGGAGAGTTTACACCTCGGTTCCGTCTATGGTGGCCGTTCAGTTTTTTTGCACTGAGGTGCAGGCTCAGGTTTTCGAGTTATTTTTCAGATTCGGAATTACGGATGGTGCTGATTGGTTTATGTGCACACTGAAAACACCGCTTGGATTAATGCCTTATGAATGTCGGTTCAATGGGATTTATGAAGGGCCCGTTTTGACGTCATTCAATAAATGGACATTTTCAGGAACGCTTGAGATCAGGGAACGAAAAACTTTAACAAGCAATGAGCTTTTAGATATGCAGGGCGTTATTGATTCAGAAATTTTTGATATAACCATTAATCAAAAATGGCCTCTCGCTTAATTGCGGTTACAATAGATAAAACCTATTAATAACAGGAATTCAATAGATGACTTACAACACTGGCAATCCAATCGGGTCAACTGACGCAAGAGATCGATCCGATAACTCAGAAAATTTAGATCTTGCGGTTAACTCACTATCACAAACTTTTGTTGACCGTCTAGGTGTTACTCGCGACACGCTGGAGGGAGTTTATCAAAAAAGCGCATATTATCGGGCTGGTACTTTTGACGCTGGTTACACACTGACAAATAACAGACAAACCTTGGCATATGGGAATATCGAGTATTCGTGGTCTGGTGCATTTCCAAAGATCGTTCCAGTCATGTCAACACCAGAAACAACTGGCGGTGTTGGGCCTGGTGCGTGGGTTGATAGAACTCAAGAAACATTAATGACAGAACTATCGAGTGAGACTGGTGGGCAATTAGTATCAGTAGGTGCATCTACAGTATATGAAATGCTAAATGAAGCTAGACCTCTTAGCTTCTACGGTAGTGATTCAACAGCACTGCATGATCTGTTAGTGTACGCAAAGGATACATCAAAACCTATAAAATTAGACAGGGATGTTACAGTAAGCTCATTGATTGATGTCGACTTTACTGAATCAAAGTTGGTTTGGTTTTTTAATGGTTATTCAATAAATGCAGATTTAACATGTATAAAACTATCAAACCTAGCTTATGGCTCTGAAATCCATGACCCACAATTCAAAAATATAACAAATCCATGGTGTATCACAAGATGGGATTCTAGTGGTCACTGGTTATCTGATGGTGCTAACGTTTTAGCTACACTGATACAAACAAGTGCTGATGGTTACTATCAGCCGACTTCTAATGACACAGACATATGGGGTTCGCTAACAACGACACAGCAGAGCCAAAACATCATGTCTCGATTGCAAATTCACTCGTCAGATGGTGTTAAAATATATCGCCCGAAAGGCCGAATGTGTGGATACCTTTTCACGATGTGTAACCATACGAGGGTGTTTTGTCCAGACATACAAAGCGGAGGAAAAGGAGCTACTGGAACTATCGTTTTTAGTAACTTAGATGATGCTGGGCATGGATTTGATAATCATGTTTATGGTGGCTCTATAAGATACGGTTCATACTCAAGCATTTCTTTTTTACGAAACAAACAGGGTGGCGCACATGGTGTAAATCCATTTAGATCTGGTGAATCAGGTGTGAAAACTTATCAGAACGAAGTCAGTGGGCGTTCTGCGCGTTGTTATGAAATGCAAATTACTGATATCACGTCGCTCCAGACAGTCTTTGATGGCGTTGACGCTACAGCGGATATTGGCACAGAAACCACCCGTATTGACGATTATCCGATCTCTGTATACGCTTGGAATAGATTACCTAGCAACCACATTTTAAGAAACATCACCAGTATTGGATGCCGTAAAACAGGTCTGGTTACTGATGGTGCTGGTACGTTATATGACAAGGTTACTGCGATAGATACTTTGACGGCTGGTATTATAAGCTATGGAGAGAATGGCAATTTTATTGAACCAACTGCGATAAACTGCAACAGAGGAAATAACGCTTCATATCACCAATTGCAGTTTGCAAATGCCAACATGATTTTGAGGCCAACAGTGAGAACTGAAAGTTTCATTAATGCTGGTCAGTCTTTGTATGCTCCAAATGGGGTTGTTGCCAATCCAGTTATAAACTCCACGCTGCCATCAACTATTCGCGGTGTAATGTCGCAGCAAGTAGGAAGGGTTGACGTGAGTGATGGCAATACAACTGAAACCCAAGCAGTTATCAACTTGTGGCCCCGCAAATCATTAATGGCGAATGCAATAAGTACTATAAAGGGTGTCATTACGAATGCTGTTTCCGGATCTGAAACAGGGTATGTAGATATACCATCAAGAAGCACCGGTACGGAAGTTCATGGCTTGAGGGCGCTCCCAGATAATGGGGGCGTTGGCGTGCTGGGGATGGGTGTTTCCGTAGTCGTTCCATCTCAACTTGCAAACTCTGAAATATCTTTCCGACAGAACGGAACATCCATACAGGTTGTAGCTAAATTAGCTGATGGAACAGTAAAAACTGGTACTATTGTTGCATAATTATACACTTTAAATTAAATAAGGGGTGATAATTGAGTGTGGTCAGTATAACTTACGCATCATCACCATCAAGCGATCTGCTAATTTCAACGCTTGAGTTTAACAACGAGACAGCCGGAGTGATCCGGCTTGCTCAGTCTTTTAATGATGTCACAGCAACAACTGAACTTGCTGAAACTGTTACTTTTATCGAATCAGCGTGGGAGGTTTCACTGCCAAACAAGGACGCCACAGGGCAACAGACATTGCAATTTCAGATCTGCAATGTAACCGGTGAGGCGCAGCGTTTTATTGATGATTGCTTAAAATCAGGAAAGCCAACAAGCGTTATTTATCGTGAGTTTTACGCCAGTGATTTATCCGCTCCCGCATCTGCTCCGATCAAAATGACGTTGCGCGGCGGCTCAGCAGAAGGGATCACTGTTGGAATTGAAGCTGGTTATTTTGACTTGCTGAATGTTGGTTGGCCTAGATTCAGGTACACTCCTGAATTTGCACCCGGGATCAAATATTTTGCGTAACTTATCTTGGTATCGCAATAACGCAAAATATCACCCATTGGCGGCTTCATTGCCTCCATTGTTTAATTGCTGGTCTCTAGTGGTTGATATGCGCGTTAATCTTTTTGGATTGCCATTACTGCCACTGCATGGCGGCATTCACGCTGACGATAAACGAGAATTGTCAAAAGCCGCTGCATCAACCATCGACAGTCATCTAATCGAATCAAAAATACAAATAGGCGCTATTGCAGCGGCCTATCGCGCGTCGCTTTGTGTTCATGTCGGACTGGTTATTGAATTAGACGGAAAGCTGCATATTGCAGAAATAGGAAGCAAAACCGGATTCAGAATCATATCAATTGAACGTTTCGAGGCTGCTTACACAAAAGTGAGGTATTATATTGATAAGTAAAACCTATCAATCAGGCGGATTTAATGGGTAAAGTTTCGATATACAAATCAGCATTCGATAAAGATCCAGCGCATGAGCTACAAGCAGAAGGAAAGCTGCTTGATTGGCTTATGAATAATATTGGTGGATTCGATCCATTATCGAGCTGGCAGCCATTCAATGTGCTGATAAACGGCGTACTGGTAGACCAAAGATATTGGCCTGTCACTCGCATCAAATCAGATGATATTGTTGAATGGCGAGCAATGCCTCAAGATCCTGTTAGTTGGACAGTTGCAACGTGGATCATGGTTGCATCGGCGGCCATATCCGTTGGATCGTTGATTTATGCCATGTCCATGAAAAAAGGCGTCAGTGGATCAAGTGCAAGCGCACAGGGTTCTGCTATCACATCGGCATCGGCAACTGCAAATCAACCTAAACTTTTTGGCGTTGTTCGTGAGCTATTCGGGCAACATATCTGCTATCCAGATTATCTAAATCAGCCGCGCAAATGGTTTTCAGGTCTTAAAGAGCAGTCGATGGATGTACTGTTGGCTGTTGGCGTTGGATATTATGATCTTCCAATTGAGAGAATGTTCATCGGTGAAACAAATTTCGAGACATTTGGTGAATTTCTTAATTACTCGCTGTTTGATCCTGGTGTTAACATTACATCGCACCAAGCGCATAAATGCTGGTATAACGCGCCAGAGGTTGGCTATACAGATTCGTCATCTGGATTAAGGCTAACGGCTGGTGCTTATGGCACAAAATACATGAGCGGATCTCAATATGTGATCTCAGGCCAGCAAATTACCATTCCTATCGGCAGTGGATCACCGCCAGCAGACTGGGAAGTTGGCAATAAAGTTTCAATCACCACTCCAAATATTCCATTTACGGTAACCAACGGAACAGTTTCACCATATCGTGATATCGTAAGCGGTGAATTCAGCAAGCTATCACTATCAACCAACGACACGATAGCCATTTCGGGCGCGTCAGCAAATAACGGATCATATCGAATTTTCAGCTATACAGCCGGGGTAGATCCATCTCCAGATCAAATGACGCTAGACGTTTGGGATACTCGCGTTATTAATGGGGTTTCAACTACCGGATGGTTTCCTGCAACAGCATTAAGTGTTGGATCGTTCACTGGAGACATTCAAAAAGAAGGCACTCTTTATGAGATCGATTCACTCATAACGGAAACAGTAGATACTGACGAAGTGCTGATCGGCTTTTCATTTACTCGCCTGCTAACTGACGGCGTAACAGTTGATTCGTCGTGGACTGGATTCCAGAATGAAGGAACTATCGCCGGGGCGACAATAGAGCTAGACGTATCATCTGTGGTTGGCGGCTGGCTAGGCTGGTTCCCGGTTTGCCCTTCCGGTGAAACAACATCACTGATCGAGTGGGATTTAACAACGCCAAACGGGTTCGGAAAAATTAACGGCAGCGGAAGTATTGAAGGAAGATCTCGGCAGATTCAATATCAGATCCGACTGGTCGGTGAAACTGATCCACTGGTAGATGATTATTACACTATTGCCGGGGCGTCGCGCGATCAGCTCGGTTGGTCACCGCAGCAGGTGATCGCTAATGGCCGCTATGAAATGCGAGTGCGCCGAATTGGGGCGGAAGATACGGCCACTGATTCGATGGATACGATCAACTGGTTTGGGCTTAAGTCTTTGCTGCCAACACCGACAAGTTACGCTGGCATCACTACTCTGGCGTTAACGCTGACCGGATCTGACACTATCGCATCGCAGACTGAAAACAAGATTAATGTCGTTCCGCAACGTAAGCTGCAAATCGTGCAAGATGGAGCATTCACAACAACGCTGCACTCTACCAATGACATCGCACCAGTCGTGCGTTATATAGCTCATTCTGTTGGTTATGAAGACGACCAGATTGATATTGAAGAACTGATCCGTCTCGATGCGATCTGGAAGGCTCGCGGCGATACCTTCAAATATATCTACGACTCTAATGTCGTCGTGCGCGATGCTATAAATACGGCTCTGAATGTCGGCTTCTCAGAAATGACGGTTAGCCAAGGCAAGATAAAACCAGTTCGCGACGAACCACGCGATATGCTGAATGCTCACATGTACACACCACAGAATATGACAAAGACACTAAAAACAAGTTTCTCGGTCGTGACGCCGGAAGAATCAGACGGTATTCGCGTGACGTATGTCGATGAGGACACGTGGGAAGAAGCGACCGTGCTTTGCTTGCTGTCGACCGATACTGGCTTTAAGTTAGATGAAATCACGATTGACGGTGTAACTACCCGCGACAAGGCATACCAGCTAGGGATGCGACAGCGCTGCATTCAGGCTTATCGACGCAAAAAATATTCATTCAGCACGGAAATGGACGCGCTGAATTCTGAATACTGGTCAACTGCAATTCTTGGTGATGACATTCCGAGTTATGCGCAATCTGCAATCATGTGGAGTATTCAGGCGCAAGGTTCAGACAAAGCACTGATTCAATCATCTGAAATGTTCACATGGAAAGACGGATCTGCGCATGTTGTTTCATGGCGCAAGGCTAACGGCAAGATCGCTGGCCCATTTCCATGCACTAAAGTTAATGACTTTTACCTACTTGCAACCATTGGATCTGAGCAACTGCCGACGATAAACGGCACACAAGAGCCACCACATTTGCTGTTTGGGACGTCTACAGAATACGGCTATCCGGCAATCGTGACCAAGGTTGCACCGTCTGGACGATTCGATATTGCGGTAGAAGCTGTCAATTATAGTGCCAATGTTTACGCCTATGACGACGCAGCAGCGGATAATTAGGACAAATCTATGATAACATAAGAAAAAATTTTGCTTGAGAGGTTACGGACATGATCAACTGGTTGCGAGAGGTAGATAGTTCTTTTTGGGGGGTTGTTATGTCTATCATTATGGCCGTGTTGCGAATTGTACGCGACAAAGAGGAAGATAAATTTTTCCGAATTGCAGTAGAGGCGTTACTCTGCGGGGCTATTACTTTCACTATCGGGTCAGGCGTTAAGGCGCTTGGCTATGAAGGGTGGGATTTATTCGTTGGTGGTACGGTTGGCGCCTTTGGTAGTCAATACGTTAGAGCGCTTGGCTATGCTTGGGCCAAAAGCAAGGCAGGACAAAAAGACAAAGCCCCGTAATGGGGCTTTTACATAACTGTATATAACATAAACGTTAAAACACCATCAATCACAAGCGCGATCAGAATTAGCGGAAATAGATTTCGCATTATCATCACCATTAATTGCCGTAACCTGCATAATTGTTTTGCTTGCTGAATCCACCTCATCAAGCAGCGAATCAAGATACTCCTGCGGAACTAAAACAGGATTGCCTCCAGTAGTGATATTTACCGCTTCAATCTGATGCACAGATTCAAGCAGTTTCGATGCTGCATATTTCAGTGTCGCCAGTTCAAGATATGTGAAATTCATGCTTTGCACTCCTGCAAAATTAATCGACAGCCTTGCTGATCTGCCAAAACTAGCGCGTTACTTACTGATAGCCGCTTAGTTGGCCATGACTCCTGCAATGCTAAATAAGCCTCATTCATTGAGGCGTAACCAGTGATAAACGGCTTGCGTGGCTTTCCGGCCGCATCCACTAATTTTCCTGTGATCATTTTTGTTTTTCCTTGTTCAATTTAGCCATCAGTAGATGGCTTTTTATTATGCCAATTGCAGTTCAAATATTTTTACAATGTATGGTCGATCATCGCTATTTTGGCGTATGTCTGCAAATTCAACCAACACTTGCTCTTGCTCCTCTTCAAGGAAGTCATAATCAGTGAATAAATTAACCACCGTATAAATTCTGTCATCAATTGCTGGTCTTTTCAGTGTTACTTTGCTATTTAATGTAATCATTTTTTGCTCCTGTTGTTTTGTTGTTTGCTTAACTTCAATGATTAAATTATAGCTCACTTGTAATTACAAACATTGATATAGATCACACTTTAGTTAACTCGTAATATTTTAATACATCATCTTGCGTGATAGCTGCCGAATCTTTGATATGCCATAAATCAGGGTTGCTACCACTAGCTATAGCAAGCTGCATAACTGGCTCAACTGGAGATAATTTACCAATCACCAAAACGGTGCGCTTTTGCTGATCCATACTTCTAAATACAACGAATTGATCTCCGTGTTTATCGATTACTATCATTCTTCCACCTTATAGCCAGCTTTCTTTATGGCTGCGACTAAGTCTGATGTGTATGAGTCTTCGTAG